CCGTCGAACCGGTGCCGACGACCAGGGTCCGGCGCTGCACGTCCAGCGGGATCATGAAGCTGTGCTCGGAGAGTACCTTGCCCATGCGCTGCGCGGTGGCGCGGCTGACCTCGGCCTCGAAGCCGGCGTTGTTCCAGTTCTTGTGGATCACGGCGTTGATGGCGCGCGTGATCGAGAACCGCTTGGCCTCGGCCTCGGACAGGCCCAGGTTGGCCGGGTGATCCTTCACGTTGCGCTTGCTGCGCTCCGCGATGATGTCGAGCACCTTGAGGGCACCTTCTTCGGGAGACGTGCCGCCGTCGATCCACTGGTCGACGGTGTCGTTGTCCACCTTGTGGGTGCGACCAAGGGTCTGCAGGGTCTTGATGCGCAGACGTTCCTGCGCGCCGTTGTCGATGACCTGCACGTCCGCATTTGCGCCCGCGGCGGCGTTGTTGCTGTCAGCCATTGAAGTGGCCTCCATAGAAGCGGCGGGTGCCGCGGGTTGAGAAACTTGCGCCTGGACCACGCGCACTGCGCGCGCATCCTTGTCGGCGCTGCGGCCAATGCCCACGGAGGCATCGGCAGGAACGGTGACGATGGAAACCTCGAGCGGCTCCCAGTCGGTGGCAGTGAAGTTGCCGCGCTTGTCTTCCTCGAACGTGTGCACCTGGTAGCCGATCGAGACATTGCGCAGGCCGCCGGACATCATCTTCTCGACCTCGCCGGCCCGTGTCGTGCCGAACATCTCGGCGTCGACCATCAGGCGGTTCTTCTCCACGCGGGCGCCGGTGACCATGCCGACCGGGTCGTCCCAGTTGTGGTTGAACAGCAAGGGCACGGCGGCGCGCTTGAAGCGTTCCATCCGGATGGCCGTCGGTTCGTGGCTTAGGATCTCCTGGCCAAAGAACCGCTCCACGGGGTTTTCGCTCGATGCCGGGAACGTCATCCGCACGGCATCCTTCTCGCGCGTGATGGCGATCTCGGCCCCGGCCAGGTCACGCATCAGCGTGCCGACCTTGATCTCGTCTGCCATGGGATCTACCTCCGAAAAGAAACGACCCGCTGCTGCTGGTCGTCTTCAGGTTCATCTTCGTCGTCTGGTTCGGGCGGCTCGGCACTCGGCGCCGCTTCGGCCGGCTCGACCGGCTCGGGCACCGTGGTGTCAAGCTCGATGCCGGCGGCCTCGAACATCTCGAGCTCGCGCTTGCGGGTCTCGATCACGTCTTCGATATCCATGCCGCTGGTGGTCGTGGCGATGACATCGGTGACGGTGGTGAAGCCGGCCTTGACCGCTTCCTTGTACGCCGCGACTTCCTTAGTCGGGTCGATCCAAGACCACCGCCGCGGCTTGAACAGCACCGCCTCGAACCGCTGCGGGTCCATGGTGTAGGCCGGCACGCCGATCCGCGGCAGCGCGCCGGCATAGACCGCCGCGCGCAGCCACTCGCGGTGCAGCGGCTCGCGAAAACTGCGGATGAACCAGCCCTGGATTGCCATCCAATGATCGCGGTCGTCGATCAGCGCCAGGCGGCTGCTGCTGTAGTTGGACTGACTGTAGTCGCGGCTGAGGCTTTCGTAGCTGACGCCGATCCCGGCCGCAACCTCGCGCAGCATGTGGCGCATGAACGCATCGAGCGCGGCGTTGGGGCGGTTGGGCGAGTGGAAGTTGAGCTTTTCGCCCGGCAGCGTGCGCATGATCATGCCGGCTTCAATGTCCAGCGCGTTGCTGCCGTCATCCATCTGGCTGGCGCCGAGCGGGCTGTCGGCCTCGCTTTCGAGCGTGGCGAAGTAGCTGGCCGAGCTGCGCGCGGCGGTCAGCTCCGCGGCGGTGTACTCGTCCATGTTGTTGAGCTTGAGCAGCACCGCGTGCAGCCAGGGGACGCCACGAACCTGCGGATGCCGGGTGGCAAGGCGCAGGTGGAAGATCTGATCTGCAGGAACCCGCTCGACGCGGTCTGTCTCGCTGATCGAAAGTCGCAGGTCGCCCGGGTGGCGCTGGCGAATCCAGTACGCGACAGGACGATCGAACTCGTCGATCTCCACACCCATCCGATACCGACCGCGAACGCCGGGCGCGGGCTGGGTCAGCTCATCGGCCAGGCGCTCCGGCTCGATCAGCTCGAGCGACATGGGAACCCTCGACCCACCGAAGGCGACCGGGTGCTTGCGGATCAGCACCTCGCCGGCCTCGAAGATCTCGGCCACGCAGGCGCGTTCGAAGTCGTCGAAGTGCAGGGTGCCGCCGGTGTGACAGAACTCGGCCCGCTTCCAGTCGTGCCAGAGGGTCTCGATGTCGTCGTTGACTGTCTTGAACAACACCCCGTCGCGCGCGGTCTTCACCTGCGACTGCAAACCGATTCCGCTGCCGATCACGTTGTTGACCACCAGCACCTGCGCGCGCTTGGCGAAAGCGGCGTCCCGGATCAGCGCGCGTGAACGGTTGCGCAGCGCGGTCAGCGACGACTTCAGCTCCCCGTCTGCGCTGGTGGTGCTGCCGCCCCAGCCGATAGTCAGGCGCGACGGGCGGGCAGCACCGTACATCCGGACGGCGGTTTTCTGCGCGCCGACCAGCCAGCGGGCGACGCGGTGACGCATGCGATCAAGCACGGTTGAACCTCAGATAGATGTGGCGTCCGCTGTTCAGCCCCTTGGCCAGCCGCTCGGCCTCGCGCTCGCGGAAGGCCTCGGCCTCCCAGTAGGAAAGCAATTCGAGGATGCTGGCCGAGGTGTCGAACTCCATGCTGCGCCCCGCGATGCTGTAGCTCTTGACGCGACCGTTGGTGGCGTTCCAGGTAGCCAAAGCCGCCTTCAGATCGCCGACTGCCTTGGACGCCTGGCTGCGCGTGTCGCCGGTGACGGTGGCCGAGTTCGGCTTGACGGTCAGCTGGCCGCTTTCGAGGGTCTGACGCGCGCCGATCTTCTCGACGTAGCTGATCCAGCCGTAGTCGCCGGCCACCCAGGCCGCGGTTTCGGTGGGCGTGATGTTGACCACGTAGTCGGCGCCCGAGGTCGTCGCGGTCAGCGTCTGCGCGGCGCCGCCAGACCGCGGGACGAGGCGGTACTTGAGCGTCCACCCCTCCGAAGCCGGGTAGCCCGCGACGGCGGTGGTGAACTCGAGCGTATCGCCCGCCACCAGTTCGTTGACCATGCTCATGCGTTACCGCTCCCGATCCGTTTTCTTTCGCCACTGACGTTGCCGCGGCCGATCCTTGGCACTGCGTCGACGACAGCCCCAGCGCCGATGCGCGGCAGGGCATCAATCGCCGATCCCGCGCCGACCCGCCGCCGGCTGCCGCCGATGCTGACGAACGGCAGGCCATCCATCACGTCAGCGGAACCCGTTGCGGTCAAGGCGCCCAGCGACCGCTGCAGAACCGCATCGATCCCAGCGCCGCCGCTGGTCTGCGTGGTCAGCGCCCCCAGCGTGATGCTGGCGGAGCCTTCGATCGTGACTTCGCCAGACGTGCTGCTGGTAAGCAGCCCGAGGGTGATGCTGGCCGACCCCTGGTAGGGGACCGTGCCCGTTCCTGCCGCCGTCAGTTCGCCCAGCGTCATCGTGGCGCTGGCCACGAAGCCGAAGCTGACATCCGCCAGGCCGCTGGAAGTCAGCGACCCGAGGGTGACGGTCGCGGTGCCGGCGATCCCGACTTCGCCGATCCCACCCACGACCATTGCGCCGAGGGTTCGGCCGAGCGAGCCGGTGATGTCGACCGCGCCGGTACTGCTGCACACCAGGCTGCCCAAAGTGCGGGCGGCCGTGCCTTCGATCGTGACCGCGCCCGTACCGCTGGCGATCAACGCGCCAAGGGTTCGGGTCAGCGACCCGCCGGCGACAACGTCGGCGACCTGACCGGCCGATGTGACCGTCAGCACGCCAAGGGTCCGGGCCAGCGTGCCGTCGACCGGGTTGGCGGCCGTGGCGGTCAGCGTCAGCGTGCCGAGGGTTCGGGCGAGGCTCGCCTCGACCCCGACCTTGCCGGTAGCGCCGACCGTGAGCGCGCCAAGGGTCCGCGCCAGGGTCGCGTTGGTGCCCTTGACGAAGAACGCGCCGTAGGGCCGGGCACTGAAGCCCAGCACCGGCGACATGCGCGTGATGCGGGCGACCGTCCGACCGACGAATGGCACATCGCCGGCCGCGGTCAGCGATAGGCCGCCCAGCGTGCGGTTGAGTGCGCCGACGATCTCGGACGTGCCGGCCGCCGCCAACGTGACCGCGCCGAGCGTGATGCTGGCCGCGCCTTCCCGCGGCTGCTCCTTGTTTGCAAAACTTCCCGACCGCCGGCCCGAGACCCGAAGCGGAGTCAGGCGGGTCAGGCGGCTGCGGCTGTCAGCACCAGCGGCTGTCCCGGACCCCGCGACCGTCAGGTTGCCGAGTCCGCGGTTGGTGCTGCCCTCGATGGCCACCGCGCCCGTACCGGCGCCGGTGAGCGTGCCAAGGGTCCGCGCCAGGGTCGCGTTGGTGCCCTTGACGAAGAACG